ATGTTTGTGGAACTGATTTACGACAAGAGAAATTTTGAAGGACTGGCCGGGGCAAGGGAAACTATTACGGCAGAATTAACTAAGCGTATTCACAGGATTTTTCCCGATGCCGACGTACGTGTAAAGCCGATGATGACCTTGCCGGCGATCAATACCGATGCCAGTAAACACGAAAAGGAACAAATCAGCCGGGCTGTTCAGGAGATGTTTGAAGAGGCGGATATGTGGATGTCGGAGGAGTGATGGAAATTGCGAATGTGATTGTCTCTGGGGTACGGATCTACCTCCCTCCAGATAACGTTTTACCCAAGCCCTCAACGGATATGCTGACTTTTGCCGTAGTTAAGGATCCAGGACTTATCTCTGACTACCTGCTTATGGTGCACAGGAATGGACGCTGGGAACTGGCCACCCCAAATTTTTACAAAGAAACCGAACAGGCCATCATGGCAGCTGTCAAAATCGGTGAAAAAGTTTGGCAGTAGTTTCCACATTTAAGAGCTTTCCGGGCTACGTCAGTAAACGAAGCGCGAGTAAAATATCAAAGGCTGTTCACTGCCTATGCAGCCTTGATCACCTACGAGCTCTTGCATACGGCTTGTAGGTGATCATCCTTATCCCGCAGGGAAATACTTGTAAATGGTCTTCACATTGACGCCGATCACATCAGCCACCTGCTGCCGGGTAGCGCCGTTCTCCAGCATTCTGCGGCACTGCTCCACCACTTCTTCAGTCATTACCCGGCGGCGTCCGCCTACTCTCCCTGGCACGTGCGCAGCACCGAGGAGATCCTCGCCGCGTTCTGATTTATATTGGGCTTCCCCAGTTGGTGCACCCGAAATGGGTGCGCCTTGGCATCACCAGCCTTGAAGAGTATGCCCGCCACTTTAACTGCGTGACGCGGTAAATTTAAAAATCGACAAATATCGTCCAGGAGCGCCATTTTTAATGGCTGGAGATAGCATCCAACATTTGTTGTTTGCAATATTTGGCGAATTTTATCGATTTCTCATGCCCCACTCATGCCCCAAGACGCCTGCCATGCGAAATCTTCCATCAATTGACTGCAACTAAACAACCGAGTTGTCCTGGCGCACATCGCAGATAGTAAATGTCACGACCCCGATGACAGTAACATCATCCAGGAATTTACCCTCGATCTCCTCGCCTTCCCTGGCAACGATCACAGAGACCTTGCGCCTATCAATTTTCATGACAGTCGCAAGGTGTCGATTAATCTAACTCTTCGCGGCCGCCTTCCTATAAAATTTCGGCCGGGAACTTCGCTTGAATGCAACGTCGAATATACTCGCGCATCGATGTCTTTTCGTCTACGGATAACACACGGTCAAAAACGAAATACGCCCCAATTTGGGAGGTTGCGGCAGCAGACCCCCAAAGGCTAACCGCGCCCTTGCCTACTCTGATCGTGTTTGGCGCCCGCACCCGACCAGTGGTCAATGTTACCGATGCACTAAGCCCATGCGTTAGGTCTTCTATCGTCGCGGTAGCGCCGTTCAGGGTGACGCAAAGAAGAGCGGGTTTACTCAAATCGCCCCCCCCCAGCGTGGCAAACGAGACGGAATACGCATCCGTAGTTGTATCATGATAGCCCAGTCCTAATTGCAGCGTTCCTGCTGCACTAACCATGATCCCCGCACCCGGTAAGTTGGAGGGTGATGTACCTCCATAACTTGACATAATCAGCCGTTGCGTAGGATCGCTGTTAGGGTTGAAATAGATAAACCAGGTTTGCTTCTCGCTATCTTGTATCCCGAGATTCAAATGAGCGATCGATACATTATTCGCAAATTGGGCAAACGGAGTTCCATCAATGATACTGGGGGTGCCGGCCACGGAAGGAAGGCCCTCACCCGGCATAAGATTACTACCAATACCGGTATACGTGAAAATTTCCGCCCGACGGAGCAATGTTGTATCAAAGCCCGGAGAATAGCTGTCAGGGTCAGAAATGCTGGAGAACGCGTTATTCGTATATAAAGTAATGCCCATTATTTATTCCTCATTCTGCGGTTACAGTTATAACCTGAGACCACGCCCAGTTATTTAATGGATATGGCTTGTCAACCAGTTCCGGGATATTTTCATCGGCGTACTGACCGCTACCCTCGGTGTAAACGTAATTCTCTGTTGCTCTGAACGGGTCGCTGTCTTTAAGGCAGCCGTTACCGTTGTGTGAGGTTTTATCTGCATACCAGATTTTCACAGTGCCAACAGCCTTGCGGCTAAACGTTAATTTAACGACCGTATCCGCGACAATCTCGGCGGAAGCTATAGATAAGGTGCCTCTGTCATCGGTGGCGCGATACCCCTTATCGGCGTAAGTGGTCGCTGTCCTGCCAACATAGGGCGTCCCCCACTGCAATGGCGGGTACGGAACGGCGTAATTTAGTAGCGCGTAGTTATCGGATATTGTTGCGGAAGTGCAGTGCAATGGCTCCCAGCCTTCGCCCAGAACCAGCACCCGGAACATCACCTTGCCGAAGAACATATCCATCCAGCGATAACCGTTGCTGGTCAAATGTCCGCCCTTATCAGGAAACGGATATGACGGGCAAACGCCATATATATTTCCGCCCTCAGTTGCTAAATCTAACTGAGCCATGCCGACTCCAAGCTCATGAGAATCGCTGGTATAAGTGGCTGAGGTTTGATACGTGAACATCGCAGGCGGTTGTTGTTGCGAGCAGAAATCCGAAACAAAATCAGAATATAATTGCCGCTGTAGGGCTTTATACCCTTCCCGCGTTCCATCACCGCCGTAACTGGTGCTGTAATTCCACTCCCCCTGTAGGAAGCAAAAGGCTCCTATGCCAAAGGTTTTGCCATCGCCTTCCGCGATAGCTTTAATCTGGGAAACGGCTTGCGTAATTCGGTTATATAACTCAGGGTCAGCACCCTTTGAGAGAGCCTCTATTGTTCTCCCGTTAACGCCGCAGCTCGATACAACCAGGAGCCTGTCAGGGTCCTCCAGCAAAGACATGTGCTGGAGGAAAAGAGTTCTGAGCATATTTACCGCAGCTACAGCGCCCTCGCCCTCGTTTCCTGCGCCCGGAGAAAGCGCCGCGACCTCAGCGTCTGTCAATACAGAAGAGCCTGTTATTGACTGAACAACCGCTTTTAACGGCGTCAGTGATGACACACCAAGAGGCGTAAAACTAGGGGAGGTTTTGCTGTTTGGCCGGACACTATTTCCAAGCATCAGATTGCCAAGCCTCGCATACGCCTCCTTGCTGAGCGCCGGGTGTCCCTCTTGATTGGTTGACAATGATTGCCCGTACCACACAATCATTGTCAACGCGAATACGAGTCGCTGAATATCAGCGTTATAACGGCTGCGCACTTTACTGTAATAGTTGAGGTTCTCGGCGTTTAGAATATCGATTCGATCCTGTAACGTAAGGCCGCCGCCGCCAGAATTCCCGACAGGGTTTCCCTGAGAATCGATGATAACCCGCTCTCTGCCGAGAACGTCTCTGACCTTCAGGAATTCAGGCCCTGTTACATCAACGCCATCATTATTGGCGCGCAGGCTACGTGTGGCGGCAACACCGTTTTCATCTACAATCGTGATTCTCTGACCGATGAGATTTTGTACGTAGACACCTGGCTCTTCCGTTACTGTTACTGACAGGTTTTCCAGTTCAACGCCGTCAGGCGTGATTCGACTTTTTATAGTACCGAACTCACCGCTTTCCAGTGCGTAAAACTGGCGATGCCCAAGGATATCTACAAGTTGAAATATTAAATCTTCAGCATCATCATGCTTAATCAGGTCGCCAACTGTCAGATTGACAAATGACTCAACGCCAGACTGTGACGGCATGTTCCGCCCCGTAGCCTCCAGCACACCGCCGTTGTTGATGTACTCGTCTGCCAGTGAACTCCCGTCAGCGCTGCGTACATACGTGGTACTGCCATCAGGGATATTAGCGATATCAGCCTGCGCGTCGGCAAGCGTCATATACTGCCGGCTGAGAGGAATTAAATTCTGTCGTGTCTCCTCTGTAAGGGCTTCATTTTTCGCCATCATTCCGCGCCAGGTATCCAGCTCAACGCCAGCGCGATCCGGCTCAGTCAGCTTGGGTCCATTGACCAGCTTATCCAGGCGCTCGGCGTTATCGAGCAACACAGCGGGAGACGTGCTCCCCAGCTCCGGGTTAAAGGCCATGTTTTTTGCTCCAAAAAGAGGCTTCGCCCAAACGAGGGTTTGAGCGAAAAGAGTTAATTAGGGGTTGTTATGGGGTATTACGCGACGTCGCCGGGGTATGTGGCGTCGTCGTAGTCATAAAATTCAGCGCGGTATTGCCGGGCAGTTATCTCGCAGGTTCCATCGTCCTGCGGCACTATCTCGGAAACAATGGCGTGATACAGGTCGCTCTCAGAACTACAGAAAATTAACCGGGGAGGCTCAATTATCGGATCATCCAGCAGGATATCGGCGAACTCAGATTGATACGGGACGGATACCTGATAGTTGTCACCTGTGGGTGATGCTTCAAACAGCCGTGATGCTTTTCCATCCTGGTAACGCAAATAGACACGTGGATTTGCAAAAGTCCAGTCCAGCGGCTCCGATACATCGAATGTGGTCACCCCACCAGCAGTAGCCATCGACTCAATCAAACACGAAATGGTGTTGCTGCCAGGGATATCATCGGTCAACACAATACGATCCCCGACGTTATAACAGAGCGCATCCAGTTCCGTCGTCGTTTTATGCGTCATTCGCTGCAGCTGGTATTTTCTCAGTCGGCGCATACCAATCTGATATGCGTGATCAGGATTGCCTACCCCATCAGCCCGGTATGCCTCTATTTTAAGCGGCGTTGGGTTGCCAGGCAGACGGCATTGCACCGTCTCTTCTGCCCAGGTCGATCCGTTGATATAGGTTACGTCAACACCATCGTAATCGTCGTCAGTCACCGTGACGAAATCGGTCTGCATCTCGGATACCATCTCGTGAGGGGTGATAGCCCCGGTCCAGGGTTTAACACCTTCACGACCCACTGATGCAACAGACTGGGTATTTAGCAGAAAATAACTCTTTCCGGCTGCAGCGATTTTCTGAAGCATTTCCAGCGCAGAAATACTGTCACCCGTGGCAAAATCGAAATACTCGCCGTTCGGGGTCCAGTAAGTCTGCTCCAGGGCATCTATTGCCTCAGTATCCATTTCCATACCAAGAGAACGGCCGACGTGATAAAGCGCACCAGAGATACTACGGGCTACGCCGGAGTCATAAATGCGCGTGGCCACAACGTTTACGCGCCGGTCAGACTGAGCCGCCAATTTGCCCCCCGTCTCAACCGTAACCCCCATCAGGGTGACGTCAGCATAGGATGTTGGCCGAGCCAACAAGCGACCACGCAACGCTTGCCAGTACATCGAGTCACGCGCGTTATTGCTACCCTGCTCATTGCGGCGGCGGCAGCGCACCTCAACCAGCCCAGGAGAAGAGAGATCAAAACGCTCTGTAAAACCCAACCCGTTGATATTTTTAAGCGCGTAAACCCCCTGCCTGCTCGTCCAGCCAGAGCCAGAACCATAAACACGGTACTGTATTTCCCACTCACAATGCCTGATGCGTTTTTTGCCTTTGCTGTCGAATCCGCAAATGCCAGACGGAAAGTAGAAATTCACCTCGAAAGCGTCCACCACTTCAGATTCCGGGCAGGCAAGGAACGGCCCCATCCAGGTATTGTTGTCGCTGATCCCTGTAGCCTGATAGTCAATCATCGTGCGGGGTGAGAAGCCAGACCAGGAAGGATCAACCACTCCATCAATCAGCCGCTGAACCGTTGCGGTCGTACCGTCCGCATCCGCAATGCGGTACTCGTTGCCACGGTGAGCCAGCGCCAGGCGTTGTGTTCCCTCCGGTATCCCGGAAAATGCCACTCCGGTTGCACTCCCATACGCCAGCGTAACGTTAGCTGTTATTGCCGGACTGCCTCCGCTGGACGCGGTGCCGGAGGTAAATACAGGACTGTCGCCAAAAACGGCTACCGGTAGCGATGATGAGGTAATGTTTCCGCCGAGCCAGGGGCTTGATGCCTCAGCAATCAGCACAACACCGCCGCTATCCTGCGCCAGTAATCCTGACCCGGTCAGGCCCTCGTTTATCACTGCCAGCAGGCCGGGCATATTCACATAGTCTGCAACAAGGGAAATGGTGTACTCATATCCCTGCCAGGTGATCGTAAAAGTCTGGCCGGTACCGGAGTAATCATATGTTGATGGGGAGGCATTTGCTTTCAGGCTGGCCGCATTTCCACCCACCCCGGGTATCGCGTCCTGTTTTGCCGTATAAGTTGCAATAACCAGTTCGTATTCAGTGCCGTTAATTTCCAGGGTAACCGGCATACCCGGATAGGGATTAATTTCACCCAGAGAGTTACTGGCGAGAACGCTATATCCCGACGAGGTTGAAACCAGAAAATTCATCGGGGCGACGATCGTAACAATGGCCCCCTCAACCCACGACTCAGGCAACGCATTGCCTTCATCGTCATCATCGTTGCCATCATCCAGCCCGTTAAACGTCACGGATGCGCCAGAAACGGTCATACTGTCGGCGTTGATATCTGTCGAATCTGGCGAGGTCTGGGCCATATCAAGCCCACTCCCGCTGGAAGTACCACCTACCTCTGTCGAGTTGAACCAGTTTTCACTTCGCCGATCTCCTGAAACATCTGCTCCTGGTGAATAAACGTTGTAACTGAACGAGTCCCCTAATGCTGAAATAGGTGTTGAACCCACACGGATATCACCATTCGTAAACGCGAAATTCCCCTTTCCAAGGCAAACCATCATTTCGACAGTCATTAGCGTTGGATCATCAGGATTAAAGCGCGTCACTGGCTGTACGACATAATCTGGATAGATACGGCAACGGCCAAACACTTCGCGGATTGGGTCTCCAAGTTTCGCCTGGTTCGCGCGGGCTGGGTTTAAATCCAGCCCCAGACCACTGGAGGATGAATAGCCGCCTTTATCCATGTTCGACATGGTGATCAGCACATACACAGCCGAAGCTGCAGCTATGGCCGCCGCTGCCCAGGCAGCGATAGCAGTTGCCGTCACTCCCTCACCAGGGATCGGGTAAACTTTTACATCGCTCTCAGCACTGATAAAGCATAAAGGCCATTCTGCCGGTGGGACCGGCTTACCATTCACCTCAAACGTAACACGCTGAACCATATCGTTACGGTAGTTATCGACATGCTGGAGCATCCAGTCATGTATGGACGTATCCCGGTGTTCATGCGTCTCCAGCGGTTCGCCAGGCAAACGCGACGGGTAAAGGCGGATTGTCACTGGTAATACTCCACTTTCAGAAACTGGCGTTCAAAACGCGCCTGGGGAAGAATGGTTACGTTGCGCCGGGGATTACATTCAATAACGTAAAGCGCTCCCTCCATTTCGACGACAACACCAAGGTGGCCGATCATATTTCCCATATAGCAGGCGGCAACCGCACCGTTGCACGGCTTGCAGGGAGTCAGGTCACGCGAAAAACTCTCGCAGACTTCCCCCATTTCAGTGCTGCCACGCTCTTTAATCACAGCCTCAAACGCGGGCCATTCAGGCAGCCCCAGGTCCCGGCGGACCTCATGTACAATGCCGTAGCAGTCGAGAACAGGAAAAGTGCGGCCGCCCATCTGCCAGCGGACAGTCAGGTATTTGTCAATGTTGAGCATAAGGAACCTATCGGGAGTAACGGAGACCCTGGAAGTACGTCAACGTGTATCTGTCACGTGGCCAGGCATAATCGAGCATATTTTTAAATCCGGCAGTGACGTTTACAGTAAGCGGTGTCCAGGAGCCTCCTTTAACCGGCATGACGTAAGGCGGCTCCGCTGGCGCGGTAAGGTCAGTGGAAATGTATTTCCTGAATGTGATGCTGGCAGTGGATATGGCATCAATGACTTTGCGAATAGCCGTGGATACAACGCCGTCGACGTTGCATAGCATAAACTTCAGGTCCTGCGTCCCGTCTTCGTTTCTGGCAGGAAGGGAAAGGACAATGGCACAGGCAATAAACGTTACTGTTTCGCCCCCCTCGGTAACCGCCGTAATGTCCTCATACCCCTCACACAGATAATGCGTCTGGCCGCCAATATCGATCTGCAACGTACCAATGATGACCTCCGACCCGGAGGACGCATAAAGGCGGTTAATCGCTGTCATGTTTAGGCCACTCCTTGTTCAGCGCGATATCAAGTAGGGAGCTCCCGACAATCCACTCCGGATATTTCCCCCAGCCAACTGGAGCGAGTGGACGCTCTCTTAACTCAACAGTTGCTGAATAACGCCAAAGACCGGGTTTAATAAAGGCAGGACCCTTATAAATACCCACAAATCGACATTTAAAAAATTTAAGGCCAACAGGGGTTTTGCATTTCATGTAAAACCATGCAACACCATCAGTTAATACATCCCTGTACCATGCTTCAAATGCCTGTGCTTGCGCGTCAGTTTTAAACTGCCAGACAACCGTATTATCAGTCGGCACTGATGTATATTTTCTACGCTGCCTGGCAAGCCCCCCTACCCTATCGGTTCGAATCATAGGATCAGTCGGTTCAAATCCATAATTATCGTACGTTGGTCCGGGTATACAATCATGAGGATAATAAATATCGGTCATTATTTCTTACGCCTCCCCGGATAAACTGATTTAAGTGAGCGACCATAATTCTCAGTTGGATTAATAACTTGGGAAGTAAAATATTGCTTAAGCCTTTTTTCAGATGCACGCTGCCGCTGATCCCACATTTGGATCGTTGCATCGTCCGGTTTCCCGGTGTAAGTGTTATTAAACTCAACATGCAACGGGTTTCCGGCAAGGGAGCGCTGTTTCCGCACCTGCTCCAGTGTGGAATCTAGTTTTGCCGATGTTCCTGCCGTCGTAACCCGCTCCCCTTTTTTCAGCAGCCAGGTGCCCGTTTCCGGAATTTTATCAATGCCGTCGTGCGCCATGCCAGCAAGGGCGGATGCAGAAATTGCAGCAACAAGAGGGGCTGTGACGCCAGCCGCTGCAGCCAAAGCAGCAGGAGCCAGAGCAGGACCAACAATTGGTATGGCGGCAGTAGAAGCATATGCTGCCAGTTGGGCCTGCAGGGAGGTGGCCTGCGCATTCGCTACCATAGGAGCAATAGCAGAGGCTTGTGTAGTTTTCCCCACAAGCAACTGCACCCCCTGATATACCAGCCATTGTGCAGCAAGCTGTGCCAGGGTCTGGATGACTGTTTTACCAAAACCTTCAACCATGTTACTCAGGGCATCGCCAGCATCTTCAGACTGAGTTGCAAGATCATATAACCCCTGCTGGAGATTGCTTGTTACTCCTCCGAGCGCAGTATTGGTTGTATCCGCAGCGATCTGATTGTAATTGGTGGCCATGTCAGCATAGTTTTCCCATGACGACTGAACGCCGGCCAACCAGTTATTACGCATTTCATCCTGTGCAGCGTAATAACCCTCAAGTGCGGAAAGCTCTTTCTGATACCCTTCATCTTCCAGGCTTCCACCCTGATTTTTCCATCCCTGCCTTAATTGCGCCCTCTCGCTATTACGTTGTGCGTCCTTGTCACTTAACCCAGCACTATCTGTCAGTGCAGCAGTCTTTTCCTGCATCTGAGTAACATATTTTAACGAGTTATCCTGAAGCTTATTCAGACGTTCCTGAGCAACGATCTGATCGCCAAGTTTCGCATTAACCTCAGCCTGCGCCAGAACCTTATCCTTGCTGGCGAGTAAAGATTGTTCATCTTTACTCAGCGCGCGTGTTTTCGACGCCTCTTCTATAACCGCGAATTTTGACTGTAAAGACCACAAATTTTTACGTTGCTGACTGATGGTATCGTTAAGCCCCGTATGCTGTTGCAGCAACTTTAACTGCGTCATCAACTGCAGGGTTTCAGCATCAGTCTGATCAGAAGAACGATCACCAGCAGAAACTTTAACGCCTTTTGGTTTCGGCGTTTTTTTTAAGGTGGCCTCATATTCTTTCTTGGCTGCGGCCATATTGATGGCGTAATCAGCCTGTAGGATATGCCCTTCTTTCAGAGCTTTATTTAATTCATTCTGCCTGGCGGTATACTTTTCAAGCGCAGTCTGCGATTTAGCATAATTGGCTTGTGCTTGAGCGGCATATTTCTGTTTTTCAGATTCTGCCTCCGCTTCCTTTTCGGCCGCTGCTGCGCTGGCTTTGGCAATACCTGCTTGCTGCTGCGCCATATCAAGAGCCAGTCGGGCCGACTCCCTGTCATTCCAGAAACGGGCTCTGGCTTCATCGTTTACATAACGATCATTTTTCCTGAGATTCCAGATGTCATCAGCCTGCTTAAAAGCTGATTGCGCCTTGCTTACCATCTCCCCTGCGGTGTCAGGCCGCCCCAAATCCAGAGCAGCATCCCACATGGATTTAAACGCGCGTTTCAACGAATCAGCAGACCGCTCAATCGTCCCCATGTTATCGATCAGGCTCTGAGTCTGGGTGTTAAATCCCTTCGTCGCCGCATCATTAGCCGCCTGAAGTGCGGCGGCTTCATCTCCTGAACGTTGTAACTGAGCAACGTAATCAATCTGCTCGGCTGTCACATTATGAAATTGTTGCGCCATCGCAACCAGGCCGGACGTCGGGTCATTGGTCAGTTTCCCGAACGCTTCCGCAACCTTTTCAATGGGGATACCAGATGCCGTAGAAAATTTTGCAACTGACTGGCTCAGTTCATCAAAACGCGCACCCGCCCCCACGCCAGCATTAATTAATGCAGTCAGAGAATCAGTGGTTTGATCAAAGGTGAGTCCTGCTTGCTGTCCCGATTTTGCCAGTGCCAGCATTCTGTCGGTAGTCAGACCAGCCGTGTTACCTGATAGCGTCAACGTCTTATTAAAATCGGAAAGGGTTGACGTTCCCTGATAGAAGATATATCCAATTCCGGCACCTGCGGCGGTCAAAGCTGCAACCCCAACGGCCACCGGACTTACAGCTCCAAGTAATCCTCGAAATGTTGGGATCAGGCCACCAAATGAGTCTTTAACCTGACCGCCTTGCTGGAGCAAAATTAGCCATGGGCTCTGCCCACCAGCTAACTGAGTTGCGACATCAGTAAGCTGCGCAGGCAACATGCGCATTGCATTATTGTATTGGCCGATTGAAATACCGGCACGTTTTGCAGCACGCTCCTGCCGCGTGAAAGCTGCGGTGACCTGGGCTGTACTGTCGTTCGCGGCTCTACCTAACCCGCTCAGCTGCTTATTCAGATGAGCAACTTCCTCATCAAATTTTGCGCTATCGCCGTCAATTTTAACGACCAGATCACCCACTGGCTGGGACATAGCGAACTCCTCCAGGAATGCTTTCGGCTATCGACATAAGTTGCTCATCTGAATCCAACTCACTTTCTCCCTCACGTTTTGATAACAAACTAAAATCAAGGGAGGTAATTCCGTGTTTATCCGGATCAGTGAAGAGACTGACAGCAAGATAACTAAGATTGGCAAAATGAGAGTCCAGGAGGTCGTCGCTAAAACAATTATCCTGGTAATACTCAATCCATTCGAACCATTCAGAGGAAGACATTTCCGAAAGCATTGCGCGCCAGTCTGGCCGTCCAAACTCCCTGGCTAATCGCATAGCAAAGCGACGTGAGCGGGTCAGGACTTTTCCAAATCTGGCTCTTCCTCTTCTTCAGTTTTCTCAGGGTCATTATTAACTGGTGGGATCATCCCTGAAAGCATACGCACAAGTAATGCAGCGCTGCCCAATAACCCTGGTGGATATTTTCGTATAATTTCAGGGAAAATATCTTTCCCTTCACGTTGCTCTTCATCCGCCTCGCTCAAGGATAATGCAACGAGCATGGCCTGATCACGCATAGTCAACAAGGTGGCCAATTTAAAGTTTTCTTCAGGTGTGCTTTCCTCTGATGGTAATGACTTCCGCTCTTCAACCATAAATTCAATATATTGCATTCTACTGTAAGCCGATAACTCAAACAGTAAAATATTCTCACCATCGGGATTTAATGTGTCTTTTTTAAGATAAGTCATTTCATTACCTTTCGCGGTGCCTTAGCACCGCTGACAAATATATTAAGGGTTAGTTGAAGCGTTATCTTCAGCCAGAGAAGGTTTACCTTTATTGGTGATTTGTGCACTACGGGTAATAACTTCGTTTCGTGAAATAGTCTTACCCAAACTATTTACCCAGCCGGTGAAAACATCAACTGCCCCATTTGGATATTTAATTTTGTAAGATTTTTCATCACCACTCATAAACCAGTCAACCAGATCCTTCTGGCCAGATTCACCAGGTTTCCAGGCAAGTGTTACGCTGGTTTGACCGGCTGACTTAACACCCTGAGCTGTTGCATCCCAGTCAGGCGCATCATCATCAATATAGGAATCATCATAGGACTCTGCAGTCAGTTCCCCAGGTGTTAATTCCTTAACCTTTGCCGTTCGTGTCCAGCCGACATCACTTAACGGATCATCGTAGGGATCACCAGTTCCGGTATAAATCCAAAAAGTTGTCCCGGCACCTTTCGTCGGCGTGGTAGGTGTTGGAGTTGGCATATAGTCCTCACATAATATAAGTCAGGGAATATTGGAGATCGGCGGAGCCCCATGTAGTGGCTTCATCGTCACGTTGGTAGTCGTACCCGGCAACGCTGATGGTTTCAACAATACTGGCAAGCTCAGGAACGTCAGCCATGGCCGGATAGATGCGGGTTTCCATCCATTTATCCAGCTCGCTATCGGTAGCCGTTGCTTTAAGGAATACTTCAATGTGAAGGACAGCCTCCCACTCTTCCTCATCAATACTGCCGCCCGTCGCCTTTGCATCAGTAAGATATACTGCGACCGCGGGTAACTCTTCTGGAGCCAGGAAAGCTGGCCGACCGTCATACCAGAATATTTTTCCGGAGTTGATTGACTTCAGTTTATCCAGAACAGCTTTTCGTACTTGCGGGTGAATCATTTTGTCACCAGCCTTATCTGATTTTTGATCGCAGCCATCATTTCTTTTGGCATATCAGATGCCATCAGTTTGGGAAGTTCTTCTTTGAATGCAGCAGTCAGGGGGGTGGCCAGAGGTACTTTCACCACTTCTACCGGATAACGAGATTTGCCGGTTCGTCGAAGAACATGCCAGCGACCATTATTAAGCTGTTGCACAAAAGCACCAGGGAAGCTGAAATTCCCAATTTTCAGAACGCTTCCAGAACTGCCGCTATCACGCTTACGCCGCGAAAGCTGAACACGGACATGCCCCAGCTTTATTGCCGGGAGATTCCCACGATTTACTCTGATGGTAGCCATTGGTTTTTTAGGGCTTGCCCGTTTAAGTTTGGCGCGCTGCATGACCAGTTTGCGCTTAACCTTAGTCTCTTTCGCCACTCGCGTAGAGCTGCGGCTGATTGCCCTTCCAGCCACCCGGTTAATGGACTGGGATGTCGCCCGAGGAATGGCATTTTTACTGATATTGCTCAGGTTCTGCCTGAGCTCTTCCAGCCCTTTAATCGTCACCTGTGACCTCCTCAATCCAGATTTGCGGCTTACCATTAAAGAGGAGCCATCGGGTAACGGTGTAAACCTGACTTTTATAAATAACCTCATCTCCCCGCGCCGACTGATAGCCAGCGCTGAAGATAACCAGGTTAATCCCATCCCCCGCGACCGGCCCCAGCTCAGGCAGCAGGTGACTTTCAACAGCAATATGCTCATCGCCATTAATAGTCACCGTTCTGCCCAGCCTTTTCGCCGTCAGTTCATCCATTCTGCCAGCCATATTGTCAAAGGCATTAGCCATTGATTTTGACTTCCAGGACGGTAACGCCTGCAGCAGCATCCTCCCAGGCAGTCCCGGCTAACACCGCATCGGTGTCATCCAGCTGAACATTTCCAGCTTTGAGATATACCTTTTCCCCGGCGGTCACGGCATCAGCTGGCAGCTTAGATAAAAGAAAGACACCTTCAGCGAATCCGTCGCCAGTATCACCCGGCTGAATATCGGTAATTGCAACCGCAATCATCCCGCCTAAAGAAACGGGTGTACCGCTGAGAATTTCCTCGGTACCAGAATTTTTCACGGGGATGGTTTTGCCGTCTTGCACATAATTTTTAGCCATAACGTCTCCTGTCAGCCCCGCAGGGCTGATTTCAGGTATAAAAAAAGCCCTTCCGGGCGTCGTTTTCAGAACTGTAATGATTACTGGCCGCTGGATTTCACCAGGCCGCGGTAATCAAGCGGCGCCACACCAGCATCGATACGAACTTTTGTAGCGATACCGTCAGTGGTAAACCCTTCCTGCTGATCAATGTAAGGAGTATCAACACCATTCAGATACGCCACTTCGATGGTGTCCGTCCCTTTTGCCGCCATCAGATACCAGGCTTTTGCGTCAGCTTCGTCAAGGCGGGCCTCTGCAATCACATCTGCAAAATTCTGGATCGGGTTAATAATCCCGGCGTTGATATCCGCCCCTTTTACGCTCGCTGATTTAATCGTCTGGTTAGCCACTGTCTCCAGCGCGACCGGCACCAGCATAAATGCCGGGCGGATGTTCAGAGATCGTTCTCCCTCTTTCTGCAGGCGCATCAGTTTACGGGCATCGTCCAGGCTGCTGACGGAAATAGCACCGGTGGACAGGTTCTTGTGGTCTGCGTGGAATAACGCCTTACCATCTGAGAGTTTTGGGTTTTTGGTCAGAATGGCGTAAACAAGGTCACCGATAGTCGCCTTAGCAGCACGGCCCATTTTCATCGGAACATCTGTGAGCTGGTTCAAATCATCATTGATGATTGCCTGGCGAGTGATGGAAAAAATTTCTCCGTAGGTGGCTAACGCGATGGTTTCACCTTTATCGCCGGTAGTCACATACTTATATTCAGCGCCTTCGCGAACCTGCCGCAGAGACGGGAATCCGCCCATCCCCACACGATGCGCTGTCTTAAAGTCCGACAACTGGCCTTTCTTTGTCCACTGTTCAAAGGTTTCTGCAGCTTCGTCCCAGCCCTGCAAAATCGATTTGTTGGCGACATCAAGAAGGATGTTGCCAAAATCAGAGGTACTGTGCGTCAGCGCCAGCCCTACCATCTGCATCGGGTTATAGCTGGATACGCCAATTCCCCGCTCAGTCAGGGCCATGCGGGCATATTCACGCAGGGTCATGCCGTTGTAGACATTGTCACGTTCCTGATCTTCAAATCCGGCACGCGCCATCAATGCCTGGCGAATACCATCGGCGACAAAATTACCGTTACCTGCATGAATATGCGCTGGCGTGGTTTTCGCCGATGGTGAAGCATCTTTACCCAGCAGCGCCAGCAGTTTGTCTTTAGCCTGATCGACAGAGCAATCCATATCTGCTACACACTGCGCCTGCAGTTCGGCGTGTTTACCACCAAACATCGCAAAGAGGTTGTTAATACCATTAACGCGATCCTTTTGCTCAGCGATTACCTGAGCACGAATAGTGTTTTCGTCAATTACGGGAGGTTGGCTCACCACCGGCTGCTGCATTTGTGGTTGCTGGGGATCGCGTTGCGTGGTAGCTCGCGGCGGCGTTAACATGTTGCGAATATTTTTTGGCATCTTTTCGAAGTCCTCAATACGTTTAGACTGGATACAGGCCATAGCCTGAAGAGAGGGGGTGACCTGGTCGGCAAAACCCATAGCGACGCATTCTTTGCCGTCCATCCATGTTTCATCTTCCAGCATCGCCGCTATTTCATCGGGGCTCTTACCCGTTTTCTCTGCATAAGCAGGGATAAGAACAGACTCAACCTTGTCCAGAAGCTCTGCGTAGTCACGCATATCGTTGGCATCACCACCAGCAAAGCCCCAAGGCTTATGGATCATCATCATGGTGTTTTCAGGCATGATGACCGGATTACCCACCATAGCAATGACCGAGGCCATAGACGCGGCCAGACCGTCGATATGAACGGTAATTGACGCACCATGATGTTTAAGAGCATTAAAAATGGCGATGCCGTCAAAGACATCGCCACCAGGCGAATTGATATGAAGATTAATATGGGTCACATCACCAAGCGCTTTAAGGTCGTTAACAAACTGCCGGGCGGTCACGCCCCAGTAGCCGATCTCGTCGTAGATATAAATTTCTACCTGATTGTCGGCGCTGGCCTGCATACGAAACCACGAATTACTTCTTGCGCTGGCTTTCGGACGACGGGGCGTCCGGTTCTTTGACTTCGGCACTGGTGCCTCCTTTATCGTTTGCAGGATCGGTGTCATACACCAGTCCCAGTTCGCGGTTATCATCAACTTCAGCCTTGCGACGACGTTTCACATCATCCGGATTGCGTCCGCTAGCTCGCACCCAGTCAGATTCTGTCGCAGCACCACCTCGGATTTGTGCTTTCCAGGCATTAGCCTCTTTAACCGGGTCGATCCACGGCATGACCGGACCGGAATAAACTGCGGTGTAGAGCGACGCCATATCCAGCCCACGTGGTAGCTGAATTTCGCCAGAAGCCACCGCCATTTTTAACCAGTTTCGGTACATAGGCCGGGTAATTGCTCCGATGAACCAGTCCTGGAGGATCAGATAACCGTCTGTTGATTCAACCAATTCCTGGCGCTGAGCGCTGTACGTTCCATCGTAGTTTCTGGCTGTACTGGAGAAGCTGAGACGAGCACCAGCAGCAACGGCGCGCAATTGCCCATTTCTGAATGTTTCAAGGTTAGGGTTTGGTCTGTCAGATTTGATCATCCCGATGTCTTCACCGGGCAGGAGATCATCATAGATAATGCCTGGCTCAATCATTACATCACGATTATCTTTGCTGTTCTCATCCGTAAAACTTTGCCCGTCCCCTTTTTTTATGTACATCCCCAGGGCGGCGGCTATGCGTGCGGCCGTTAACTCCGCATCCTCGTATTCTTTCAGCGCACTGAGGCGCATGAGAACACCAGAAAGGAGGGACGTCCCTCTGGTTTGATGAAGGCGACGGGTAAATTTGAGATGAAGCATATTCCCGGCATCAATATCTTTCGTATCCAATTGACGGCCGGTAACAGGCAGACTTTTATAAACCAGGTACTTTTTCGGGCGTCCCCAATTATCGACATAAACCCCCTGACAAAGTTGCTGTGACTCATTGTTGGTCATCGGCACAAAATCAGCCTCTAGCGCTTCAAGCCAGAAAGGTACACCAGCCACTGGATCAAGTCCCTGCGCTGAACCACTCACCATCTGAGCGAAAATTTCCCCGTCCCTGAGCCAACTCCTGAGCATCAACCGCTCAAGCATCGGGCGGGTAAACTGTCCCGTAACCTCAGGGCTGACTGACCATTCGGCCCACTTCGTTCTGATTTGTTCTGCCAGTTTTTTTGCGATATTTCCGTTTTTTAGTACCGGGTGTGGCTCTACAATAATTCCTTTAGCTCCAACTACCCTTTCCTCGAGCTTATCGAATACACCAATAACCAGATCGTGGTTATTGTCCAACCAGCGAGCCTGTTCTCGAAGTGAAACAGCTCCCATCTGACTAAGCTGGTTAGCGGAACGATTTTCCCTGCGGGCCTTATGCGTACGAGTAGGCTTAACAGCTTCATATGCCTGTATCATTGCTCTCGAACGTAACCTCGCAGCTTTCCAACCAGGGGAAAAGACACCAATCGCATCATCTAACAGGCTCATGGAAACCTCGCGAGCTTATAACCGGGTCGCCCGTTACGCTGGGCCAGCAGGGAAGCAAGACGACGCTCCCATTCCTGACGCCCCTTGCGGATTTCAGACAGGTTCTCCAGCGTCATCTGCTGCCCGTTGAATGTTATAGACTTTCCATCCAGCACAGCTATTTCCGCATCGGTATAACGCTGGATAATGGATTCAATATAGGTTTGTTTCACACCCAGCCTCCTGATGATGTAGTCCACGGGTTGTTTTCGGCATCCGGCTTATTTGCCTTCCGTTTTTTTCTGCTATGGGTCGTTTTTGCTGATAACGTGGGTGACGCTTCGCCAGTTTCCGGCGTGCTTTCTTCAATCCACGTTGTCCGCCTCGCCCATTCAGGCGCATCTGGCCATTTGATCTTTTCGTATCCGTGCAATATGGCCAGCGCATCGGCATAAACGAGTAGATCGAAAGCTTCATTCGGACCTCGGCCCGGTTTGCTCCATTTTCCATCGGGTGAACGTTCCTCATAGGTCAGCTCATCGTAAAACCAACTGCCGAGCCATTTAGGGAAATGCACATAGTTCGGGCCGGGTGATTCTCGCCACAGGGCGTTATTCACCTGATCTTTCAGCGCATCAGTCTGAAGAAGGTAAAGCGGCACATCGCCAGCGGCTTTTGCCCGGCGAGTTGATCTGTCAGTGTTATCAGGAAATGTTCGGGTAATTAGTTTTGAGCGTCGGACACTGTCGCCCTTGAAGAGGAAAATCTTTTTACCAAGCCCATCCCGGCGGCACTTACGCCAGAACTTATAGGCGTTATCGGTGACACCATCCTCACCGCCGGAATCGACAGCCATCGCCATGAGCCGCATGCGTTTTGAAGGGTTACTCGCTAAGGGCCATGACTTTTCGAACACGTCAGACAAAAGTAAATCCCAGTCTTCCGGGTAACTTGCCGGATCGATGGAGTAACATTCACCGTGCTCGTTTGCCCGCAGAGACTGGCGGATGTTGTAGCGATCGACCAGCCATCTCTCACCCTGCTCACCGTAGCCAGTCACCTGAACCACGAAACGACGGGATTTACCGCCCTGCACATCAACGGTTGCAGTCATAAAGAGCACACCATCTGGTACAGATCGCTTCGGCACGTCTTCAGCGCGTCGTTCGAGCAGCTCACTCTTACGTTGTTCGAGACTGGCTCGGGGTAGATAAGGCCGACCAAAGTCGGTATTAACTACCGTTTTCAGCGTCTCTTCACTCTGGGTGGATTCATATTCCTGCTCAGCAGTCAGGAATTTGTATATCATCTGCGACCATGTCTGATATGCAGCCGCAGGCCCCTCCATCCAGAATGAAGCGATGCGTGATCGCCGCGGCTCCCCAAATCTGTTGCCATCACGGTCTATTTTTTCTCCATCGCGTAACCAGACATGGCGGATATTCAGTTCACGTTTCATATCTGCGGTGATCCTGCCTTTGCAGGCCGGGCACTGGAGATATGCAGACTCACTTGCCACAACGGGATCAAGGGAATCCCGGTAGCCCGTCATATTTGCAACCTCCGGCTGAAAATATTCTCCGCAATGCGGGCAAGGCCAGTAAAGGCGGCGGCGGTCACCACGATTAAACAACGATAATATGCCGGTAGTCGGCGGTGCCTCATGTGCAGTGTTTGGTCGCCATTTCGTGTCACGAATATCTCGGCCAGGTGAACTCTCAACCAGAGTCATGCCGCTGGACATAAACGTAGTGGTTCGTTTCGAACCCAGGGAAAATGCATCACCTTCCCCGTCGATATCTTCAGGAAAGCGGTCATAGTCAGTTAACGCCACGCTTTTATAGTCTGACGACGACATAATGTTGACTGACGGCCAGCCCAGTTTGAGATAGTTACCGGCCCGGAAGGTGCGGTCGTGAACGTTATTGTCGTTACGACGCGGACTGAGTCGCGATTTTACTTCCGGACTACACCGGAATGTGCGATCGAGGCGTTTCTTGGAATGTTCACGCGCTTTCTCTTCGGAGACCTGAATAACGAGCATGTCAGCGGGATCACAAACGATGTTGTAGACAATCCAGCCATCAATCAGGCCAATCGTTTTCCCGGTTCGGGCCGGTCCGACAAACACCACCGCATCATATTCACGGGATGCCAGACAATTCATCGGCTCAATAATATAAGGGGCCAGATTGGGGTCCCATGGTACGGAGTTACCCGCCCCCATCGGCACACGCATATATGAGCTGACCGCATCGGCCACCTGCATACGACGTGGGGCACGAAGAATACCGGAGACATCGCGGCGTATCCCCTTGGCAGATGCCCGTTTTGTCATCAGTCCTCCTCTGGCTCATCCTCCTCTGGTTCAGCGTCCATTACTTTTTGGGCAACCTGATCGCGCAGGTCATCAATCACGCTTTGCACGCGTGATACCGCAACCGGCGTAAGTGCACAGTCGCGCTCAAGAATGTCCGGAAGTGTTTCAAGTACCATGACGACGGCTTTCGCCATCATTGAAAATTCACGTGCGACGTCTTCGGCGGGGATAAGTTGCTTGGTATCTACTTCAAATTTCAACCGCTCGTTTTCTGCTTTCCAGTGAGCGAGGCGATCAGGGGGTGTCATCTCTTCAAGATTCGATGAGGAAACCGTCGGGATCATTAATTCTGTCAGAATATCGGTGACAAGATACAACTTAAGTTTGCTGTTGCTTCCCTGGGCGGGACTGACATTTTTTAGCCTGGTAGCGACGGTCTGGCGGTGTACGCCAGTAATCCCGGCAAGCTGGTTGATATTGAGTTTTAAAGTAGCGATTTCCTGGTCCATGATGGTGAACACTTTTTATACGATTCGACATCATTGAAAATCCGACATCTGGAAAATCAATAACCTGTGCACATGATGATGATGACTATGAAAAATGAAAACTAGCCGTTTTCCGCGAGTCCGCCGCCCCGTGGTAGCCCACCCCTCCGGGAGGACCCATTAAATGATAATGATTACCATTTGCACTTTAATAATTCATAACCACCACTCATGGCCATTTAGACGTCCAAAAATCCAATTTCACCATTTGTAATCAAAAGTGATACTCATTCGCATTATCAAGACCCTCGCAATGTGAGGGGCTTCTGTAATGCGTACGTCTACTGTGCAGATGGAGACAGCTCCCCTTCTTCAAACCATGCGTCTACAGCTCGCCCGTCTGCTGCACGATAATGAATAAGGTACTGATTGGGGCCATGCGTATATTCAGCACGAGCTTTGATATGCCCTTCTTCTTCACTGATACTGACGGTTACCACCTGACCAAGTTCATGTTTAAAGCTCATCGGTTATTACCTCTTTTTGCATATAAAAAAACCCCGCCGAAGCGAGGTTCTCGTTTGACTGAAATGGCTATTTCTTGAGTGCCTCAGCATAAGCCTGAGCGCTCTTTTGTGATGACTCCATTATGTCATCAGTCAGCGTTTGCTGGCCCCATTTGGTGACCTTACCATTAACGAAAGTTATAACCAGTCGATCGTTAGCCAATTGTTCGTTATCAATGATTGTGTAGCCATAGAGAGCCTTATTCCAGTATATCCAGCGCTCACGTTCCTGGTTCACATCCGTCCTGCGTGGTGACCCCATGATCTGCATGACGTCGTTTTTGTTCATTCCAAGAGATAAAAGCATTGATCTCTGGTTGTAATCTACTTTCTGGACTGTTGGCGCACATGCGGTAATTGTTAAAGCTGAAACACCAATTAATGCTGCAAAAAGTAACTTTTTCACGTCCCTATTCCCCATCGGTTTATTTGGGACAGATTAACAGGGGAAACAACAACACCGCAATTGAGCCCTGCATTATCACAGGCACTCAGTGAATGCCTGCTGTAATGCCTTAGCTCGCCTGTTCTGCGATGGTATCAAACAGCGCCAGCGCCTCAGTCGCTTCCTGGATGGCCTTGCGGGTCTTCGAGACAATCTCACTTTCAGTGAAGACACGATCAAAAGAGTCAGCGAATAGCTCAGCTTTCAGATTGCTATCACCAACCCAGTCAATGGCCAGCTTGGCCGCTGCAGTGTCGTAGTTAACTTTCTTGATGATATCCAGGCGGATTTGCTCGGATGCGGTGATCTCTGACATGTCTTACCTCTGTGCGATGTGGGGAGCATTATCGAAGCCACTCAGTCAGTGGCTTCTGTAATATCCTCACGTGGGGATGAAGGCTGGTTTATCCCTTGGTGGGGTTAGCGAATGGGAAAGTTAATGAGGAACATAAGACCGATAAACGCGCACAGAATCCCAATAACTCCACCCACAACAATGAGCGTCCAAACGATAATGGTTCCTATGGTTGCAATCATTTCTTAGCCTCTTCGGTAGGTTGTGGATAAGCAGCAGAAAAAAAATCATAAATATCTACCGCTTACGCTTGTTGTTTCTGAGTTGGCTCCTAGGCTAAAAGAGCCATTACATAAAAGACCTTGCGTTTACTTACTCGTGGACCTCAAGGATGAGGCCATTTATTTAACTCAATGAGTAGGGGTAATGCTCTGGCAGTTGGCCTGCACTGCTTTGTTGTGCGCCAGAATGTCGCGCTTGGTCTGCTTATCCAGCACGTTGATATCGTGGTCGGTAAGGTAGATGACCCTCACCCAGCTGCAGGCCGTATCAACGACCACCGGGGCGGGTAAACTTTTCGCGCAGCTCCCGATCAACATCGTCATCAGGCATATGGCTAACAGTCTGCTGTACATCGCTTGCCCCTTTCGTGGTTTCTGCCTTACGTTCTGCTGCAGCGACGGCAGCGGCGGCGTTCTCTTCGATACGCTGCTGATCGGCTTTGGCTTCAGCCTTGCTGGTTCCGCGTGCATGGCCGATACCGAACGCGCCAGCTATAGCGCCCAGGATGACGACCACCAGCCCAGCAATAATTTCGAAGCTCATTGCTGCGGCTCCTTCAGTTTGTCGGCCTTATCTTTCAATGCTGGCTGGCGCACGTATTGCGATAGCACGGCCAGCACCACCAGCGCAGGGCTAATCAACGCAACAATGTTTGGAGGCAGAATGTTTTTGATATCCGGCGGCAGCATCGCCCAGGCGTGCAGCGCAGCATCCGGGAACGACTGCGCCCACATGCCAACCAGCGCACCGATAGCCCCCAGCTTTACAGACCACGTTTTCAGCAGCAGGCTGGCATGGCCTACGAACTCCAGCCGGGTATATTTGCGTAGAAGTAACAGAACGAGCACAGCCACCACCACGAGCAAAGCGAAGATGGTCATCTTCATAGCACGCGCTCCTTAACCCAGCCGTAGAGGAAATCCTCGTTGGCTTCGCGGCCCTCCGCCAGTTCGAGGTATCTGGCGCCCTGGCTGCAGTTCAGCGCACGTAACAGAACCTGTTCCCCCTCTTTCCCGCGGGCTGAAAGATATCCCTTAAGCGCAGTGATGGTTCGGGGGCCAATGGCGCCATCCGGGATCAGATCGGGATACAACTTCCCACGCATGTTAAGGGCAGTGAGCCAGCGCTGGAAAAACTTACTTGCAACCGATGGCCCCATGTTCACGCCAGTGTCGCAAAGCTCATCTGCCAGTAACGTAGATAAACTTGCCACCTGATCGAATCGGGGGCCGGTCCAGTAATCGCTGAGCAGAATTTGCTTTGCTGTTTCCCTGGGCAGGTTTCTCATATCACCGGTGTAACCATGTGCTCGAGCTGTGGTCTGCGTGATGCCCCAGCGGGTCGGCCCGCCTTTATCCGACGGATGATCGACATAACCGCCCTCTTTGCCGAGGATCCCCTCGATAGTCTGGTCTGCTGTCATTGTGCTTTCACTCCGGTTATTCGTTCCCAGAAATACGTGAGCGCTACGGAACCCATAGCACCACTGATACCTGCAGTGGCCAGTATCATGTAAATACTCAGGCCACCTTCAATGCTGATGAGCCCACCAATAACCCCGGTAAAAGCCGAAACCACAATCTGCGCAAAAGCATTTATCCAACTCCATTTCGCTTTGCCCTGCTTCACATCCATCAGGAATCGGACAAGGCCGCCCCAACCAGCAATGATCAGCAGAGCCAGCCAGGTGATTCCGGCCATGCTCTCTTTGTCTTGCATATGCTTTGCCATAGGTTCACCTCCGGGTTAACGGGGTGCTGTGTGTTTGAAAGGGTCAGGCCCATCGGGCTGATTTAACAACGAGCCGTATCGAAGATGATTCCCGTGAACCTGAAATGAAAAAACCCCGCCGAAGCGAGGTTGGATAAAAACAGTTGCTTAATTTCTTTTAAATTAATCCTTCCTCTTTAAGAAAGGAGAAGCCTTTTGAAGTAATAGAAGTGGCGATCCAATGAGAATCAGCTTTTGACTGCACTGCTGTAATGTATCCCAGCTGGTATAGCTGTTCTATAGCCGAATCAATTTCGTAGGGATGCTCAAAAGGGAAGCTGGTATGTTGGACCGGCACTTTTAAGTTGTGGTCCGTCATGAGAATCATGATTTCTTTATGATGCAGGGTAATAGCCATGTCTAACTCCTCTTTGTGGGGTTAACACGTATTTTACCATGCTTTAATGGGCCATCTTGGAGTGGCTATTTTTCGCACAAAACCCGCCTTTAAGCGGGTTTTTTTGGTTCTGCTGCTCAGTTCGCTTTAACGTCCCGAGCCTATCACAATTCAAGCAGTTTCTGGCTCACTTTTCAAGTAAAATCTGTCGCCATTTGTGCCGAATGCGTCACACATTGGTGCGTATAGCATCGATTCTGCCAAACTTATCCATGCATCAACTCTTCGCCTGCAGGTCATAAAGCACCAGTCTGGATGCTTTTCATAGAGCTCTTCCGCTATGCGCCGTTTGCTCTTGCGTAACCGGTAATGATCCACCAGCAGGTGGTAAAGCTCTTTGTGCCCACCCGTAATGAGGACTGCTCCCAGTACCTTATCTATCAGCAGTCCTTCATCGTCTGTACAGAAGGCCAGGCCGCTTTTGTTTTTCCCCGCGAGTATTTCACGAAAGAACGCCTCCAGTTCCGGCTTTGAGATACCCGATTTCTTCATCCGGCGTAATGCTTCGTTGATGGCTGTCTTGGTAACTTTCCCGGAGGCCAGTAACTGGTTAAACATATTTCCACCACTACCGCCGCCGATGTAGGACCACCGGCCCCACATGCGCAGCTTCCCTTGAATCCAGATGGCCTCCAGCGTTTTCAGCCTGACCATTTCACCAGCTTTTCCAACCTCGGACGGGTTAATCATTATGCGTTCTCCACTATGCCAGCACGCCAATTGCCAGCGAACGATCCAGAAATCGAAACAGCAGCTCCAGCTGTGAGCCGTGCTTCTCCTCAAATGCCACGGTGTCAGCGTGCAACTCGTCGTGATGCGCTCTGCAAAGCGGCAACACAAACAGGTCGTGCGCTTTCGTTCCCATCCCACCTTGTCCGTGGCCTATCAGGTGATGGGGATCATCTGCTTGTTTGTGACAGCAGACACACTGCTGAGACTTGACCCAGCGCGTCCAGTTCTCGTTTACCCAGCGGCGGCGCTTTGGTCGCAGCATGAATGATTCCGGCGTTTCAGGATCTACACGAAGACCGAGAATTTTTTTCTGCACCACTTCGCTCGCCGCTGGCGCCGGCACAATATCGCTCTCCTTCATCACTGGTTGATGCTTTATATCCGGCAATCGCAGGGCTTTCCGGGCCAGCGATTCAGGGATGACGTGCGCCAGATTGTTTATTACCAGCCACCAGCACAACTCGGGGATCGTCAGTTGATGGTCTTCGTTGAACCCCAGCTGTGAGCGGATGACCTTTATCAGCCAGGATACCAGGTTCTGACGAGCAATGCCTGCCAGCGTCTCTGTGTACTGATCACGCACCAGGTTATCGCAGGCCCAGCAAAGGCGGATGCTGCCAGGCTCATGCCGGAACAGTGTAAAATTTTCGCTGTGCCACGAGCCGTGCGGATACTGGCATTCAAAACGACGCTCCAGCTCGGCCTCCAGCGAGCTGATACCACCCGCGCGCAGAATGACGTCTTTGTTTTCGAATACAGGTATCAAAACCGGGTCTTCTGCCAGTGGCTGCGTGGCGGGAGGAATGACGCCGGTTGCATAGTCGCTGTATTTTTCCGGTGCAGGCTCAATCAGTACCCGCCCTCTCCTGAACATCGGCATGAGATCAGCACCTGGCCGAAGAAGAACAACGCCCATGCGTGGGGCAATCTCAGGGGTTAGTAGTGCTCTCATATCATCTCCACGTCAGGCAACTGCACGAAAACGTCGGATGGTGATTTCTACTTTCCCTTTCTTCACGATGCTCCCCCACTCCACCAGCATGCGCTTAACCTGACTGTCGTCTTCCCAGACGCCTGTTAGAGTCAGGGCATCGAACAGCGCTTTGTTGTAGTTATCGATATCCCGACGGCGCTGATCCGGCGGATACAACACGATGTGAACCTCGGCCAGATCAGAGGATGGCCGGGGAACGGCCCGCAGTTGCTCAATAATCGCCGCTCTCGCTGCCTGCTGGAACTTGCGCCCTGTCTCGCTTACCAGATGCCTGCCTTTCAGCGGTCCCTTGCTCGGGGCGCGCCAGTAACTATTTACGCTCGGTGGAAATGGTAAAGTCAGTTTCATTTAGCCCCCTTAAAGGATCGCTACAACGTCTTTTGCGACTTCCCGCGTACTGCTTTTGCAGGAGATCGAACGGCGCGCTTTGATGAATTGCAGGTTAAAACCATGCTCCCGGTACAGGTCGAGAACCTTCGGTGCAGATGAGTTAGAAATCACTACCCGAGCCCCACGGTGAAAGGCAGATACACATTGCTTCGCCAGGTCTACCTGGTTCTCCCAGCTAAAACCACCAGCAGCATAGGCGGTGAATCCGGTTGTTCCCGGCATCGGTTCGTAAGGCGGATCGCAGTAAACCACATCCCCTTTCCCGGCCAGGCTGATTGTCCGACGGTAATCAGCGGTCATGAAGACGCAGTTATGCGCCATAGCCGCGAAGGCTTTCATCTCATCCATCGGGTAATACGGAGCCTTGTAGCCTCCCCAGCCCACATTGAACTTGTTCGCCTGGTTGTAGCGCATCAGGCCATTGAAGCAATGCCGGTTGAGATACAGGAATGCAGCTGCGCGTTCAGTAGCATCCAGCGTCTGAGCGTTGAACTCGGAACGGATCAGCTCATAGCCATCTGGTGACCGCATGTGCTCAAACATCCAGCGGGCCTTTAATTCCACTTCATCCGGCACCACCGCTAACATCTGATACAGATTAATCAGGTCCGGGTTAACGTCCGCCAGCAGGTAATCTGCGTGCTTATCGCTGTTCAGGAATACCGCCCCACCACCAACGAATGGCTCTATCAGGCGTTTCCCTGCCGGGATATGCACGAACAGGTCAGCCAGCTGGGTATACTTTCCACCAGCCCATTTCATAAATGGCTTGCTCATGAACGGAACCCCGCTGGCACTGAATAATCCACGTCGGAATAACTGGACTTGAACGCCGTGTCTTGTTTAACCCACTTTCCGCCAGTCCAGGCTGGGCGCCCGGCTGCTTCCCATTTTTTGGCCTTGTCGAAATACTCGACGCAGTTCTCGGGAGCAAACAGCGTTTTGGGCCGCAGGTAGTCGCTCATCTTCGGATCCTGAGCCCATTTCGCGTTCAGGTAGTCAACCACCAGCATCAGGTCTTCAGGGCTGTAATCTTCGGCAAGCCGTCCCCGGATATAACCCAGCGTCGTTTTGGTTCGCCCCCCCTTGCCATAGGTCGAGTTGGTTACCCGATTGAAATGATCCAGAACGAGATCTGCCGGATCTGTCTGGTCTGGTTGCAGCGCAACCGGACAAGAGTCTTTACCTGTAATCTCTGTAGTACTCTCTGTTGTATTCTCTGTAAGATCATCGTGCCAATTTGACCTGATGACAGCGGTTCGTTTTGACCCGGTGGAGCGTTTCACATTGACCTCTTCCATCGTGTCATTTTGACCTGATGGAACGGTGCATTTTGACTTCTTCGATTTGGTCACTTTGACCTCATCTAAAAGCTCGCTCTCGTAGTTGATCGTGTAGTAGTTCGTCATGTCGCGCTGGGACTTGTTCAACTTCTCAACTTTAAGCACGCCCAGGCTCTTAAGGCGGGAGAATGTGCGCTTCAGCGTCGACTTAGACCAGAAGGGGAATTGCTCCAGCCATTGCTCTGTCGTGTTGTAGATCCAGCGTACGCCGTCACGCTCCAGCCCTGAGTTAGTCTCCTGCAGCCAGTAGTTAAGCTGCTGCAGCGCAATGGCTTCATTCAGGCCTATGCTGTACGCAAGGTCAGGATTGATGACTATCGGCCTTGATGGCATTAACAGGCTCATAAGACCCCTCTATTTCCCTGAATTTTCGTCTGAACTGCTCGAGGGGGCTGAAACACTCGTGCTTATACCCTTCGCGCAGGTATATAACGCGCTGTGTTTGGGGCTCCCAGCGTATGACCCTGACCGGGACGCCGTAGTGATCTCTGAACCATCGGTTAAGTTCTCGCATACTTTCTCCGCCTGGCCGTTAAAGTCCCCTACCACCCACTGAGCAAACTGGTAGCAGACAGGTTCGAATCCGCCTGGTACTCTTACCCCATACACGAACTGCACCGGCCCTGCTCCACCAGGAACTGGCCGCGCTACAAGTTGCGACCTGCGGTATTGTGTTGATAAACTGTTCATGCGTTAGTAATCTCCACTGATAACGACACGCCACGACGCCAGGAGCTGCAACTCGCTGGCGTCACTTCTTTTTGCGTGAAAAAAGCGTGATGATTGCGGCAATCTCTTCTTCACGAGCTGCCAGGTGGCGGCGGTGATGCACCATGATTTCTTCGGCCTCATGCCTTTCAATAACGCCATCTTCAAGTGCCTGTTCGATAATCTGATCAACCTGCCCTCTGGCGGCAGAGGTACGCATTGCCCGGCTAAACAAGTCCACGCGATCCAGCTCTTCCAGGTGCGGAACATCCACCAGCAAAGCACCACGACGGCGGGCGAAGTAGTCTGCCAGTAGTGACGTGTTGGAAATGTCTTCCATCGCTTCCAGCTCCGATACTTCAAAAAATCGACAGCCGTTTTTCTCGTAGAGGTTGTTGTTGAACTGCGTCACGGTCATTCCCAGTGCGCCAGCCATTGCTTCGCGCCCACCTGGATATGCTTTGCACATCGCTTTGACGGCTTCTTTGAGGTTTGGCTCTACCATATTGATTTTCCTTTTGTAGTTACTTTCAAGCAGCTGAATCTGTAGCCTTTTGGTAAAGTTCAGGTCGAAAAACAAGCTGCCCATTAGTACGATATGCAGCTTCTGCAGCACGACCTTTTGGGATCAGACTGCCCGGTCGTTTTCGCCATTGATAAAAAGCCTCAGGAGAAACACCGAAGAAGTCAGCTGCCTTGTTGGGGGTTCCGAAGAACGTTTCTAACTCTGTTGTTGTCATACACCCTCCTAAATTTATTTAGATATTAAGACCAAAGCAAATTTAGGTCAATTAAAGCTAAGATAATTTAGTTTTCATAACATGGCGAACCACAGTGAGCACATTTGGAAGTCGTTTAAAATCATTAAGAAAGGATCGTAAGCTTACCCAGAAGCAACTGGGTAAAGTTGTTGGAGTGACAGATGTCACCATTGGATACTGGGAGAAAGACCAAAACATACCCGGAGGAGTCTCGCTGACAAAATTAGCTCGGTATTTTGGTGTTTCTGAGGACTTTCTCCTCACCGGTAAAGAGGAACTCTCCAATGTAGCGCCTGGCAACTTAGGCGCTATGCAGATCCCTATCATAAGTTGGGTTCAAGCAGGAACTTGGACATCTGAAAGTGATGCTCGTAATTTAGAGGGTGCCGTGGATTACATTTTAACAAACGGCGCTCATTCGTTTGGTACCTTCGCTCTTAAGGTACGTGGAAAATCTATGGAGCCAGAGTTCAAAGAGGGAGACACTATCATTGTGGATCCTGACTTGTGTCCTGGTCCTGGTGACTATGTTGTAGCCAAAAACGGTAGTGAATACGCCACTTTTAAAAAATACCGTGCAAGGGGTGTCAACGAAAATGGTGAAGAGGTTTTCGAATTGGTCCCGTTAAACCCTGATTTTGCTGCTTTAAACTCTGCTGTTGAAAAAATTTCCATCATCGGTGTCGTTGTCGAACACCGCCGCCAGATGCGCCGCTAATCCTTTCCTCTACTCTATCAATGGTGAAAACTAAGAATATTTAGTTTATTCACCTTGACCAAAAAACTAAATTATTTTAGATTTCTTTCAGCGGTCGCGAAAACGTGTGATGCACGGAGACGACCCAGCCCAGACGATATCTGAGTGGCTTTAAAAACAGATGGGAGCCGGTGGAAGCCCGGCACACAACAGGAAAAAGCACTGTGTTAGTCAAGTGAGTTTCCAGTGCTTCAGTGCTCTTTCCGTTGTGTGGAGATAACTAACCTGATGCCATTGCAGTGGCGGATCGAGGAAACGAAATGAACTTCTTTAAAAATGCTCTTATTTACCGGCTCTCTCGCGATATTACCATCGTGGAAGAACACACCATAGCGGATCTGGCAGACAAGCTTGAACCATTCCGTTTCTCTCCTTGCGGGAGTCAGGATATGGCTAAATCCGGTTGGGTATCTCCCCTTGGACAGTATTCTGACCAGCTATTTCATTTTGTTAGCGGTCAGCTTCTGCTCGTGATCCGCCGGGAAGAGAAAATTATCCCACGCCCAACCATTACCGATGAGCTCAACAAGAAAATTTCTAAGATTGAATCAGAACAGGCGCGACGTCTGAAAAAGACTGAAAAGGATGCTCTACGCGATGAGGTTTTACATAGCCTTCTCCCCAGGGCTTTCTCACGGAACATCATCACGCGAATCTGGGTGAATACCACCGATCACCTGGTAATAGTCGATGCCTCCAGTGCACGCAGTGCTGAAGATGCCCTGGCACTCCTGCGCAAGACCCTGGGATCTCTTCCCGTCGTTCCTTTGTCAATGGAAGAGCCTGTCGAGCTAACGATGACTGAATGGGTTCGTTCAGGCAGCGCGCCTAATGGTTTTAATCTGGGTGATGAAGCAGAAATTAAAGCTGTTTTGGAGGCCGGAGGTATTGGACGCTTCAAGAAACAAGACCTCGTAAGTGACGAAATTCATACCCACATCGAAGCTGGAAAGGTTGTCACTAAATTATACCTCGCTTGGCAGGATCGTATTCGCTTTACCCTTTGTGACGACGTATCCATTAAGCGTATTAAATTCGCTGATGAGCTCGTATCTCAAAATGATGATATCGACCGTGAGGATGTAGCACAGCGGTTCGATGCTGATTTCATTCTCATGACAGGTGAAATGAGTACTCTGATTTCTGATTTGACCAACGCCCTCGGCGGCGAAGCTAAACGATAAATTAACCAAGCATCTAACCCATTCTCATGGGTTGGGTTGCTGCACCCTAAAACGCGTTGCAGCGCGTAAGTTGGAGAAATACAAAATGGGTAAAACAGTACAGCAGTTAATTAAAAATGCCTTTGAGGCAGCTAAAACAATGCCTCCTGCAAATTCAGAACTTATTAAAGAGCTGGCAACAATGCTCGATGTTTCGAATATTACCCTTCGGCAGGCATGTAAAGAACGTGACGCTATGAAGGAAGAAGTTATTTCCTGGGCGAAAGAATGCGATCGAATTGTTGAGCGTCACACAAAAACCCGCAGCAATATGCACGTGCTGGAAGCAATGCGCGATCTGAAGAGTATCTCAACGACATCCACCAGCAATGCGGAGGCTGTCTGATGGCTAAAGACTCAAAGGTTGTATACGGCGCCAGCGGCAAAACGAACGTTTTAACGTTCGAACCTGAAAGCCTTCACCTGGTTACCGACAAAACGCACCCGCTTTACGATGAGCGTATCCACCTGCCTATCAGCGAGGCAATGGTGCTGAACATCATGGACCAGGGCGTTCTTGAGCCGATTATCGTCTGGAAAGACCCGGAAACAGGGCTGTCTTGTGTAGTTGATGGCCGCCAGCGTGTGCGCCATACACTGGAAGCCAACAAGCGACTGTTGAAAGAGGGTAAAGAACCGTTACTGGTTCCAGCAGTCGCTAAACGCGGCTCTGCCGTTCGCATGGCGCAGGCGATGGTAAGTGCTAACGAAATCCGCCAGGCAGATACACCACTGGGCCGAGCAAAGAAAATGGCTGATGCGCTGGAGCGCGGGCACGACGAGGACGATTTAGCGCTGATGTTTGGCGTGAGTGTCCAGACCGTACGCGCAACGCTATCCCTGCTGGATGCCACCCAGGCCGTCAGGGAAGCGGTGGAGGCTGGCACAGTTACCGTTACCCAGGCGCGTCAGCTGGCATCGCTTAAACCCGAAGAACAGCGGGAGAAGGTCTCTGAAATCGAAGCGGCAACTGCTGGCACAACCGGCCATGAAAAAGCCCGGCGTCAGCGTCAGATCCTCGGTGATGCAAAGCCGCGCCTGAAAACCCGCAAAGAAATTACTAAAGCCCTGGAATCTGCCGAGGGTGAGTATGCGAGCGCACTCCGTTGGGTACTTGGGGAGGCGGTATGAATATTGATCCTGAGAATTACAGCAAATACACCCTCCGTCGGTTCGCCGCCATTCTGGATGTGATCTGCTGGGTGCTGATTGCCGTAGTAACCGTTGGTATCTGCATGTTTATTGAATGGTGGACAGCATGAACATCTCAACAGTAAACGAGCTCATCGCTTCCCTGGGGAGCGCAGGCGAGCTGTCGATCAGAGAGCAGAAGTTCCTGAAGCTGGCGAAAGCGTACCAGCAGCTGGCTGCGGAGAATGTGCAAATCAAAGCTATGAACGATTGCCTATCTGAGGAACTGCGTGGTTATGAGTCTGATGGCGCTTTTGAGGGGCCGAAGATGCATCTGCTGTGGTGGCAGGTCGAAACCCCCGCCACCGATCGCATCGTGGCCGGGATTAAGGCTGATGGCCGCGTTGAAGGTGCGCACTTTGTGGCTAACCGAATGCTGGCTGCCTGGGATGCCGGTTTCATCGAAGACACCGCCAAAAACGCAGCAGATATCGCTCGCATGATTCTCGCCTCAACCGAGTTTATGGCAAATGCACCAGAGGGTGATTTCGACCGTTCTTTTGCTGATGACATCTTGGCAGATATCGCCAAGCAACTGCGGGAGGTGGACGGAAAATGAGCATCGCCACTTATCTCAATACCGGTCTAGCCCTTCTGGGGTGGGTATACATCATGTTCAAAACAGGCCAGTGGATTACCAAAAATGCTCTGAGGCAGTGGGACAAGCGTCGTAAGGAATCTCGCCGCCAGAAAGCTGTGAATGAGTTTTATGACGCCTTTGAGCTTAACAGCCTGGAACCTGGCTCTACCGTTCGCCTGGCCACTAAAGGCGACCTGACAATCATGATGTTCCGCAGCGAGGGAAAGGCCAATGACTGATATCACCGAACTGGCGCTGAGGTTAAAACTTGAAGCACATCGCGCGGTAAGCAATTTCAACCCTCAGATGAATATTAAAACCAGAGACCTAAAGGAGCTGGTAGAGGCGCTGGAGCGTAAGGAAGAGCAGCGTGCTAACTGGTTCCAGATGGCGCAGAAATTAGGGGAAGACTTGGATTCGGCAGATAAGCGCATCGCCGAGCTGGAGTCCCGCACCGTGAAGCTGTCCCCTGAGCTTTACACAATCGGTGATCTTATCAGGACGCAGGACAACCGCATTACCGATCAGCCCATGTTCGTCGTTTTCCAGAAGCGTGAAATTATCGGAAGCGACGAGCACTCGCCTAGCCGAATTTGCTGGGTATGGGATGGTGAAGAGGTCAGCGAGCTGAGAGCCAAGCGGCTGGAAGCGCTTTATCAGGATGGTCGCGACACTCGCGGATATGACCGATACGCGATGCAGGAAGTAGATGAGTTTGTTACTGCCTGCTTTACCGAGCATGGATGCAAAGACTACCTACGCCAGAACGGCCATAACCTGCGGTTGCCGTACATTTACGCCTGCGGCTCTTTCCGAAATAACGAATATCAGCTGGTTAGAAATTGGCTCGCTGGCATCAAGGTGGAGGCTGAGTGATGGCTATCACTGAAGGATTTTGCGCCGATTTGTATTGCGACTGTGATGGTTGTCAGTCAGGGAAAATCTATCCGCAGGGGCAGGCTGATTTTATTGGCCGGAACATGACCGACATTTCTCAGCAGGCGCGCAAAGCTGGTTGGCGCATCAGCAAAGACCGTCAGCGCTGCTATGCGCCGGGGCATAAAATTTCACGGGGAGCCAACCAATGACCAAATCAACCATAACCAGAGAAGAAAGCATTCAGGCCGTATTTGATTTAAAGGTTGGCTATCGTCTTGGGTTTGCCGACATAGAGATTCTCAAGCGAGTGGCCCGAATGGCGCTGGCCGCAATGGACAGCGAGCCGGTGGCGCTTGACTACCTGCAGGGACACAAAGACGGTCTGGAATGGGCCGCCCTACTGGCAGAAGCCAATCACCCTGAAACAGGAGACTGGCTGTACGATGACCCTATCGAGCTGTCAAAAGCTATTCGCAAAGGTCCAGATATGCCGCCAGTGCAGCCGGTAGCGGACAGCGAACCGGTGGCGTGGACATGGCACTATCGTGAGCAATGGCATGTTACAAACGACGAACGACGCGCAGAATTTGTCGCAAAAGATGGTGATGTGGCTGTACTGCCGCTCTATCGCCACGCGCAGCCAGCGCCAAAGGTTATGCAGAGCGAGTCAGCGATTGCTGATTGCGACCCAGAGGTATACGAGAAGGGGGTTAGCGTGTGCCTTGTAGCAATCCCGAAAGAAACGGCAGAGATTATTTGCCAAAACATCACTGCAGCAACCGGCTGTAAGGTGGACTGGCACTACTTTGGTGGGCGCGTGCATATCAAGGCGCTCAGAGTGGCCTCGCAGCCAGCGCCGGTAGTGCCGGATGGTTACGTGATGGTGCCGAAGGAGCCTACGAGGGAGATTCTCGACGAGTTTGATTCAATTATCGACTATGGCGCAGAAGGCTCTGTAGATGCCTGGCGCAGATTGCTCGCATCCGCCCCGCAGGAGGTGAAAGGTGAATAAAGTCGAATTGCTTCAGAAGATATCGGCGCTCGCTACTGAATGCCACGCGCTGGCCTGTGAGCTTGATATTGGTGATGAGCGAACCGAAATGTTCGAAATCTACAGCGTGCTACACAACCTCGGTCGCCGCGGGTACGCCTGCCAGGTAGGGCGGCGAATGAATACATTGCTCGCATCCTGCGATGACGACGATGATGAGGATGATGGCTGATGCCAAGTAAATTAAAGCGCCGGCGATGGAGGCGTATGCGGGATGATTTAGCCTGGTATAAGGATGAAGCAAAGGACCTTCATTGCCGTCTTATGGAATTAGCCGATGAAGTTGCAAACCTTCGCAAACAGATTCTCCCAGAATCTAAAACGGTGATTGCCAAACTGAAGATGTACGAAACAGATAAGGATGATCGAGACCACCAGCTATGCAGAAGATGTAATGACGGGATTCGTGGTGGTTGCTCGTCATGTGCTTATAACGTTCGATAACCGGGTGCAGCCGGTATGTGGAGAAGAAATGTCACGTATGGTCTCTTTACTCGAATGGGCGAAAGATGAATTCGGCAGTGAAGCCCCTAGCGAGCGAGTATTAAAAAAATACGCTAAAGGTCAGATGATAGCGCCACCACCGATGAGAGTCGGACGGCGCTGGATGGTTGACAAAGAAGCTCGTTTTATAGGTGTAGTTGCTGAACCGCAACTTCCAATAAATGTTAACCCAAAACTGAGACGGATAATTAGCGATGGCAGCTAGACCGCGTACCCATAAAATCACTATTCCAAACCTATATTGCAAACTTGATAAACGTACCGGAAAGGTTTACTGGCAATACAAACACCCGATATCTGGTCGTTTTCACAGCCTCGGCACGGACGAAGCTGAAGCAAAGCAGGTGGCAAGTGAAGCAAATACTATTATTGCAGAGCAGCGAACCAGGCAGATCCTTGGTATTAACGAGCGCCTAGCTCGCATGAAAGGAAACCGCACGGATATTACAGTTTCTTCATGGCTCGACAAATATGAATTGGTGCAGGAGGAAAGATTGAAACACAACGAGCTGCGCCCAAACTCTTTTCGACAGAAAGCTAAACCAATCCGTCTTTTTCGGGAACATTGTGGAATGCAATATCTAAAAGATATTACAGCACTTGATATTTCCGAAATAACAGATGCTGTTAAGGCAGAGGGTCATAACAGGATGGCTCAAGTTGTACGCATGGTACTAATAGATGTTTTTAAGGAGGCTCAACATGCTGGTCACGTTCCGCCAGGATACAACCCTGCCCAAGCAACGAAACAGCCACGAAACAAAATAAGCAGACAAAGGCTATCTCTGGAGGAATGGAAGGCTATTTATACATCCGCCGAACAACAACAACCTTATTTACAATGTGGAATGTTGCTTGCCATTGTAACAGGGCAACGCCTAGGAGATATTTGCAATATGAAGTTTTCGGATGTATGGGATGATATGCTGCATATTGAGCAGGAGAAAACAGGAACTCGATTAGCCATTCCCCTTTCTCTCAGAAATGAAGCGTTAAATATTACTCTGAGTGATGTTATTTCAAAATGTAGAGATGCTGTGGTGAGTAAATACCTTGTTCATTTTCGCCATAGCACCTCACAGGCTAGTCGTGGTGACCAAGTGTCAGCCAAGACACTTACTTCAACGTTCAAGAAAGCACGGGATAAAAGCGGTCTAACCTGGGAAGAGGGAACAGCTCCGACTTTCCATGAACAGAGATCACTTTCCGAGCGCTTGTATCGTGAGCAAGGGATAGACACCCAGAAACTATTGGGCCACAAAACAATGAAAATGACTGACAGATACAATGATGACCGCGGTAAAGAGTGGATCATTGTTGGTAAAAAAGCAGTATGA